AGAGACAGGACGGAAATTCCGCACCTATTAAGTTCCCCAACTGCCAGCAATAGAACAGGCGTTTCGGTGCGTTAACTTTAACGTCCGTGTCTGTCCTGTCCTTTGCGTGGCTGTCGTTGGCGGGTGCGGAATGTTCCGTTAGCTTGCGTGGTGGAATGGGTGTTAATCTCTATGCTCCTTTAGCCATGTTAACAGTAACAAATATTGTGTTCTGTCAATAAATCCAATTTCCAGTGAACTGTCTAAAATTCCTTTCATGTTAAAACTATTACAAGTTGGTTCTTTCTTAATACTTTCAAATAATTCCTCTGCATAACTCATATTAACTACCTCCTTTGATAATACTATCTTATCATATTTAACATTAACTGTCAAGTATTTTCGTTAATATCAGCATAAAAATATTTATCACCAATTTTAAATATATCATAGTTTAAATATGTACCCACATAGATTCTTTTTCTATCAGTCCATTGTTTAAGTTCCATATGCCCACATTCAATGGGGTAGCCCTCAATTTTAAGTATCATTATAAACCTCCTTTATAATATAAGTTTAATTGCTTGTTCTGCTTTAATCTTGACACGCATATTAACAAACCTTACATTGCCTAGCTTGAAATTTTTACCTAGCCACATAAGCAAATTGTTGTTCTTATTCCTAGTTAACATAGTATTTTCTTTATGGTCGTTAATTGTAAGTGCATATTTAAGCGCACATGATACGTCATATTTTTCATCAATAAAAATCAACCCCAGCTTGCTATCTTGCCACACCCCAAAAGTCACGCCCTCATATTCAATAGCAAAAACGTGTTTAGCTTTAGACGTCCTTTCACCTAAGAAATTAACATTGTCGTCCACGTAGTCCCCGTATTTAGCATACTTGCCGTAATCAGTTTTATCAATCATTTTCAGGAACTTACATTTAGCCTTATCTTCTTTCATTTCATCAGTGCTAACCGCCCATTGAAAAAGGACGTTTTCGCTATACCAGATTTCACCTTTATTCACATTAGGAATATTAAAAGCCGGGTGCATATGATAAGGGTTATAAAAGCTAGTGTTGTTACCCAAAAGAAAACAAATAACTTTGTCACGTTCTCTGTCAATCGTATGATAGATAGAAAGAAATAAATCCGGTTCACTCCACCCATTAACATAACCAGAACTTTGTTTTTCCTCTAACATATATTCATCAAATAACAACCACTTAACATTAGGAAAGGAACGCTTTTTAATCTTAACCGCTTCACTTAAAGCAAGGCAATATCCTAAAGTTTGTTCCTCTACCTTGTCGCCGTTTTCGTCCTCAATCTTTAAAACCATTTCTTCAGTGGTCGTTTCAATGCTTGTATTGCTAAACTCTTGTGCTACTACCTTAGAAAAAGCCTTTTCAAATACGCCCTTTTTCTTTTCGTCTTGTGTCCTAACTAAATAAACAAATTCTTCACCTTTCTTTAACGCCCGCTCAAGAAAGAACCCCTCAACCGTGTAACTTTTACCTATGGAACGTTCACCATTGATAAGGTTAAAGCACCGTTGATAAGGTAAAATCTTTTTTATGTTCCAATACTTTCCGCCGTATTTCATTCTTAATACCTCCAATCAAAAAAGGTTAGCTAATGTTTCAACGTAGGCGCAACCCCAAAATTGCAATCGGCGGATTTCACCCCGTAGCCTCCGACGCAACCGTTAAAACTAATTAACTAACCTTATGCGTCAATCTTACTACATTATAAAACTAATGTCAAGCACTTTTTATTGAAAACGGAATGTCTTTTAAAACGATACCGCCGTTAACGTGTGTCATTCCTAACTTACCGTCGTAACTTGTTCCCGTGTGAAAGTTATCCCATGTTACATACTGATAGCAACGTTCAGGCATACCCGCACAAGTTATATTAAGTTCGCCGTCAATTTCTTCAATGTAGCTTTTCTGTCTGATAAACCTAGCCCGTGTAAATGTGCTTTCATGTTTCCACGCTCCCAACTTTACCGGGTCAACCTCTAGCATATCAGGTATATCCGTACCTATTAAGTGTAAACTATCAGTATCAGCATAAACGAATCTATCATAAACCTTTTGTGCTGAACTAATTGTTTTATACCTAGCCCATGCAGTAATGAACGTTCCCACGGGTATATAGATAGGGTCACGGCTTTCCTTTTCACCTAGCTTATACTTAACAACCCCGTTATCATACCACGGAATTTTACTTTGTACATTTGGGTTTAAAGCGAACTTACCATATAAAGCATTAAGCATAAGTTTAGCAAGTGTACGCATAGCTTTGTTACCGTTAATTGTGCTTTCCATTTTAACCTTGTTCCACTTGTCAATGTACTCTTTGAATAGTCCAACGGTTGACTTAAATTTCCACCCGCTATGCCATTCAATATTGTAAACCTCATAATGGTCAAAAAATAATTCCATGTCAACGTTGGTTAAACATAAGGTTACGTCCTCACCGTCTGAACTTTCCAGATATTGAGTAGGAACGAACGCAAGGTTATTTTTAAGCTGAATTGTAGGAATGTACCCCGGTTTTAATTCAAATTGACAAGTAAACATTTGAACGTGTAAGTTGTAAATCTTATCCGGTTCATACTTACCCTTAAAGAAAATTCCCTCTCCGTATGGTAACGGCTGATAGTACATTACAGACGGATAAAGGCTATTAACGTCTAATACAATCCCCTCTTTTAAGTCAATTTCTTTATATTTAGGGTTAAGGTATGTAAAACCGCCTTTGTATGATTGCCTTATGTCGCTGTCATATTCAGGAATAGGGAACCACTTACTAAAATTCTTTGTTCCAACGGTGCGTTTGTAATCGTAAAGTGCGTTACTTCCTTGTGTCATTTTGGTTAAGCCTTGTTCAAATAATATGTGTAAGGCTCTAGCCATAATTTCAACGTCATTTCTTAAATAGTCAACCTCTTCTTTTGTTAATATATGCCCCTTTTCCCGTGTTTCGTTGTAATCAATTTCTAGTTTGCTAATGGGTAAGTTGAAACCTTTAGCAATAGCCGCAACCGAAAACGGTAAAATCTTTAAGGAATCATAAATTGTTAAGCAATCCTTTTCTTTTCCTTTTCGTTCAAAACAAATTTCCATTGAATAGAATTGACCTTTATCACTGATAAGCGTTGTAAAGGTATTCTTTTCTAAGTCCCGTCTATCTGCTACAAACTTAAATCCATTTTCAAATAACCAACACAAAATAAATTCGCCGTCAAACTTTAAGTTATGAAAGTATGTTGTAATTTTACGTTGCTTTCTAGCCCACTCTATAAAGCCGTCAATATCATTCATATATGTAAAGTTATCCGGGTTTCCTATCTCACAAATACCGCAAGCCCATACACGGCAATCGGTGGGGTCGGTAGTCGTTTCAAAATCAGCCGTAAACAATGCCATGACGTACCCCCCTATAATTGATTATTCTTGTTCCATACTTTCTAAATACCCGTTTAAATGTTCCGTCATTGCGTCTATCTTAACTTGCATTTCTAACGGGTCATAGATAAAATCAATTTGTAAAATAGGGTCGTCGTAGTACATTTGTGTTAACGTTTCGGCGTTCATCTGTTTAGCAATGTCAATCAGTTCCCGCCCTTTTTCACCGAATGCATTTTCTAAGCCTTTTATAAAGTTCTCCTTATAGCGTTCGTATTTGTCGGCGTTATAATTATCTTTAGATTGTTTTTCTACACTTTCAACAAATTTGTTCCAATCTGATTTTTTAATCTTATCAATATCATACTTCTTAGGTTTAAGATTGTTATTTCTAACAGTACCCATTGTTCCTTTCTCCGTGGACGGTGCGGCTTTTTTAAGTTCAGCCGCCCGGCGTTGGTTTATAGCCCTAACCTTAATTTCAATTTCTTTCTTTTCGTATACGGTTGTTTTTACGCCCTCTTTAGTAACAATGGGCTTTTCTGCGCCTTTTCGCATGAACCTTTCAATAGAGTTCAAAGCATTGTTATAATCACGCCTTGTTTTAATAGCGTTCTTAATATCTTTTGTTGACTGTTTAGGGGGTAAAAATTCCTCTAATTCAGGAACTTGCTTTAGTAGGCGTGTACGTTTAGCATTGAACTTTCTAACAGCCTTAGCTAGTTCTTTTTCGTCAGTGTCACGCCACTTAATATTATATCTTTTTTGCATGAATAAGGTACTCCTTTATACTCAATAAGAAAACCTCTAGTTTCAACTTTGGAATACAAAACAATGTCACTTAAAACGCCATAGTTAACAGTAACGCCGAACCGTTTAGAAAGGGAATAAGAAATAAGTTCCCGGTTCTCATTCAGCTTTTCCATGAACTTATCTAAGTGATTGATACTTGAAAACATATAAGTTACGCCCTCAATAGTCGCCTTATATGGGCTTAACTCTAACTTGTAAACAATGCCGTTTCTAGTCATCATATTAAAAATAACGGGCAAGCGACTGTTAAGCCGCCGCCCGTGTACCTCCTTATCTTATTTAAAATCAACGTCGAATGTCAACAGCTTTCTTTCCCCTTTGGTAATCTGCTTAACTACAAGCGGCAACGGTGTTTCCCATGACGGTGCACCGAACACCTGAATGATTTTCTTGATTGCACTGTACACGCCCAAAGAAACCGCCTGATAACCAACGCCTTTATCGTCGATAATGACGATACGAGGGCAAGCCTGTTTTTCGCCTGTCTGCTGATTGATACAGTCAACGACTTCACAGAACAGGTCTTTAGCGTTAATCGTCATATTGATACAATCGCCTACCCGCTTTTCCGGGTTGTTCATAGCCTTAAACAGCATAGCCTTTTCAGCCGGGGTATTTGCAACCAGTGAACAGAACGTTGTCTGTCTGCTTGTAAGGTCAGCGATAAAATTCTTGTTATCGTCCATAGTTACCGGAGCTAATGCCGTTGAAGTTTCGCCGTACTGCTCATTACCGAATGGGGTGTTGTTCTCTGTTACCGAGTTAAATTCGTTGTTCTGATTTTTCATGTTATTTCTCACTTTCTCCCCGTCGTGCCGTTAGGTCAGCAATTCTTACCGTTTCTTATTTACTTGTTTTTGCGTCTGCCTTGTCGTCCTTTTTCTGCTGACTTGCGGGGCGTTCAACCGGAACACTATACTTAATGAATGTTTCAAAATCCATACCCCTGACTTCTTCTTTAACGTCGATTCCTAAAACAACCACGCTAGGAACTTCTTTGTATTTTGCTTTAGCGAGTTTCAACGCCTTATCGTCCTTAACCGCCGCCGTACCAACGTTAACGATTGGTTCAAGTTCCTTTGTTTCGATTTTGCCTTTAACTACATCAACCCGTGCAACCTTAATCGTGCTTGTAATAATACTTCTTGAAAAATCTGCTCTTGCCATGTCTTTTCTCCTTTTCATTAACTGATAGTTTATAAGTTATCCTTAACCCGGTCAACCTCCTTTCTTGACCTACATTTAGTATACCATAAGTGGGTAGAAAATGCAAGCGTTTATTTCTATTTTCTGCAAAAATATTTTAAAAGTTTCCGGTATGTGTTATAATAGATAGTAGAATAAGAAAGGAGGTTGAACCCGTGGACGTTAACACATTGATTCAGTTAGTAGGAAGTTTGGGCTTTCCCATTGTGGCTTGTGGTGCTTTATTCTGGCGTATGGTTAAGAGTGATGAACAGCACAAAGAGGAAATGAACAAAATGAGCGAAGCCCTTAACAACAACACAAACGCAATAGTAAAGCTAACAGAAAAGTTAGACAAGGAGGGTTAAACATGACAGTAACAGCCTTTAACTTACCACAAACCGTTAGCGTTGCATTACTTGTTATTGCGGGGCAGTTTGGAAACGGTGAGGAACGGAAAGAAAAGTTGCGTAAGGCGGGTTATAACCCTACTGAAATTCAGACTTGCGTAAACGAGTTGTTACCAATACTTAACAAATATGGAGGTTAACACATGGCAAGTATTCAAACGGCTTATAATTGGGCTATTGAAAAGTGTAACGCTCCCAACATTGGTTATAGTCAGGCGAACCGCATGGAAAAGACAGTTAACGGCATTACATATTATGATTGTTCATCATTTATATGGTTTGCGTTACTGGCGGGCGGATTCGATTGTGTAAGCGCTAACGGCGGTTCGACGTGGGCTTTCACTACTGGCACTATGGCTAAAGCATTGAAATTGTTAGGTTTTGTTAAGCATGGAACAACGCAACCGTGGTTGCCGGGGGATATTCTCATTCGTACAGGTCATACGGAAATGGCGTTTGACAGCAATCACACTATGGGTGCACATTCAAGTAAAGTACCGTTAGACCAACAAGTAAGTATTAACTCTAATCCCTCAACCGCTAGTTCATGGCTTGAATTATGGAGATATGAAAGTGGTGCAAACACACAATGGATTAAAGGAAACCGATACTTATCAACCGGGGAAATGCAAAACAATGCACAGATTATTTTCCCCTACCTAACTAGCCGTGGTTGGACGGTAAACGCCGTTGCGGGGCTATTGGGAAATATGCAAAAGGAAAGCACCATTAACCCCGGAATCTGGCAGAATCTAAGTCCTAACCCCTCTTTAGGTTGGGGATTGGTGCAATGGACACCATCAACAAACTTTACGGATTGGGCAGTGGCGAACGGTTACGCCAACGACGACGGCGACGCACAGTTAAAATGGATTGATGAAGTTACTGTTTCATTCGGTCAATGGATACCAACAACGCAATACCCGGAATCGTTCGGAGAATTTAAGGTTAGCACTATGACACCTGAATATCTGGCAGATTGTTTCTTAAAGAACTTTGAACGTCCCGCAGAAATCGACCAATCAGACCGCCAACGGTACGCCCGGTATTGGTATGATTGGTGGGAGGGTTCGCCCGTACCGCCACCAAATCCCAACCCTGAACCGGATTGGAAACCGTCAATGCCTATATGGTTAGCTTTAAAGAAATATTAAATGTTTCACATGAAACATAGAAAGGAGTGTTAAACATGGCAGTAAGAACACGTGATGAAATATTAGCCGCTATTCGTTCCCGTTTGGGTGACGACACTAGCGACGACGCACTTGCAATTATCGAGGACGTTGACGACACCTTTAAAGATTACGAGGTTAGAACGTCTGAGGACTGGAAAAGTAAGTATGATGAACTTGACGCAGAATGGCGCAAGCGTTACCGGGACAGATTTTTTCAGAAAAACGAAAACGAGGAAACAACCCCGGAAAAAGTCGTTGAGGATAACGAGGACGACTTAAAGGAAGAAAGCGAAGTTAAGAGTTTTGACGAACTCTTTGAGGAAAAGGAGGATAACAATGGCTATTAAACCGAAACAGGCGACGTTAAACGCAAACAGCGTTGAAATTCTGAATACTATCAGGAACAGCGCAACCCCGTATTACAAACAGATGATTCCGCAGGCTAAAGCTAACACGGGTTCTATTCGTCAGATTGGTAACATTATGATGAATTATGAGCCTTTACAGAATGAATTTTTGTCAGCCCTTTACAATCGGATTGGGCGGGTTATCATTACAAGTAAAATGTACTATAACCCGTGGTCACCTTTCAAAAAGGGCTTAATGGAGTTAGGCGAAACGGTAGAGGAAATTTTTGTTAATATCGCAAAGGCACACACGTTCAACCCGGAAACCGCCGAAACCAACTTTATGAAACGGGAAATCCCGGACGTTAGGGCGGCTTTCCACACCATGAACTATCAGAAGTTCTACAAGGCTACAATCAGCAACGACCAGTTAAGACAGGCGTTCTTATCGTGGCAGGGTATTACCGACCTTATCGCAAAGATTGTAGACGCTATGTACACCGCCCATAACTATGATGAATTTCAGGTTATGAAATATATGCTTGCCCGCAATATCTTAAATGGCTATCTTTACCCGGTAACGGTTGCACAGGTTGACAAGGAGAACGCCCCGGACATTGTGACAGAAATTAAGGCAATATCAAATGAACTTGTATATGAAAGTACAGAATACAACCTTAACGGCGTTTACACGTTTACCGAAAAGAACGACCAGTTTATTATAACAAACGCCCGGTTTGATGCCGTAATGGACGTTAACGTTTTAGCGTCTGCTTTTAACATGGATAAAGTTGAATTTATGGGACACCGTGTGCAGATTGACGGGTTCGACCGTATTGACGAAAACCGCATGAATGAACTTTTTGCCGACGACCCTAACGCCGGGTATGTACCGTTAACAAATGAAGAAAAAGCGGCACTTAAAGCCGTACCCGCCGTATTGATTGACCGTGACTACTTTATGATTTTCGACAATCTGTATAAGTTCACGGAAGATTACAACGGAGAAGGCTTATACTGGCAGTATTGGTATCATGCATGGAAAACCTTTTCATTTTCCCCGTTTGCAAACGCTGTTATTTTCGTACCGGGAACACCGGGCGTTACGTCCGTTACTGTTAGCCCCGCAACCGCAACCGTAAACAAAGGCGCAATGTTACAGCTTAACGCCGCCGTCGTTACGGAGGGATTCGCCCCTAAATCGGTTGTATGGAGTATTGACAGTGATACTTCCACAATCACGCAGAACGGACTGTTAAGCGTAGCGGCAGACGAAAGCGCAAGCGCTATTACGGTTACGGCTACAAGCACGTTTGACGGAACTAAAACCGGAACGGCTACTATTACCGTACCCGCATAAGGTAAGCACGTTTCACGTGAAACATTAGTGTTAATGTTTCACGTGAAACATTAAGGAGGTAATACTATTGTATATCGCACCGAATACAACTATACGAATGTTAAAAGACGTACCACTTGATAACACGTATAGAAATACAATTTACTTTACAACCGTAGCTAATCAAACGTCATACTTTCAAGGTAAAACTAAATACACGTTTGCAAATCAAAGTTACCAACGTGTTAATCGGGGCGTGTTAAGGATAGCAAGGAAAGCAGACGATTTATATGACTGCAATTACTTGATGTTTCAAAACACAAGCTACGGTAACAAGTGGTTTTATGCCTTTGTGGTAAGCGTCGAATATGTGAACAATGAAACGGCAGAGGTTACCTTTGAAATTGATGTTATGCAAACGTGGCACTTTGATTATTCCGTCAATATGTCTTTCGTTGAACGTGAAATGAGTGTCACAGATAAAATAGGTGATAATCTTGTTCCTGAAAATCTGGAAATAGGTGATTATATCTATCAAGATTTAGGATTGACAAGTTTGTTTAACCTTTATCAGATTGTAATAGCGGCTACGTTTGATGAAAATATGGAGGACGCAACCGGGGGTATGTACGGCGGTGTGTTTTCGGGGCTACATTATAACGTGTTTTCGTCATGGCAAAGTGCGTCAAGTTTCATAGCCGACGCAACCGAACAGAACAAGGCAGACGGGATTGTATCAATATTCATGTTGCCTATTGCGTTCACGGCTGATTATCAATCATCTATGCCAGAAGTATTTGACATTGAACGTGATAAACACATTAACAACATTGACGGTTACATTCCTAAAAATAACAAATTGTTCACTTACCCTTACAACCTTTTGTATGTAACCAATAACGAGGGCGGGGCGGCTAACTATGCGTTTGAGTATTTCAGCAACGATAACTGTACCTTTAACGTTAGCGGCGCAATGTGTTGTACGCCTGAATGTATGTTAGTACCCTTGAACTACAAAGGCGTTGCTAAGAACTACAACGAAAAACTTACAATCGGGAATTTCCCACAATGTGCATACACAGTTGACACTTTCAAAGCATGGGTTGCACAGAATCAAAACAGTTTAGCAATAAACGCCATTAACGCAATCGGTACAACCGTAGCGGGTGGGGCGGCTATGTATGCAAGCGGCGGTTTGTTGGGCGGCAATATGGCGTTAAGCGGGGTAAAGGAGATAGGAAGTCTTGTTGCGTCCGTTGCGGATAAAAGTACGCTACCACCTCACGCAAGGGGCGGCGGCGGTTCCATTATTAACATGGCTAATCAGATTAAAGGCTTTCAATTTTACTATGCATATATACGCCGGGAATTTGCAGAAATAATTGACAACTATTTTAACACATACGGTTACGCAACGCACCGTGTTAAAGTTCCAAATAGGACTATACGCCCGCACTGGAATTATGTTAAGACCGTCAACGTTTCCTTAACGGGTTCAGTTCCTGCCGACGATATGGCAAAGTTAAGAAGCATATACGACAACGGCGTTACATTCTGGAGAAACGGCGACGAGGTAGGAAACTACGCACTAGACAATAGACCTAGTAGCACTTAGAAAGGAGGTTAAAACATGGGTAAAGGTAAGCGGGAAAAATGGGAAAGCGCATTGTTAAACAACCGCACCTATTTACAGTATTACAACCGCCTGTTAGAGTTAGCTATAAATATGTACGAATGGAAAAATTTGCCAGATACGGTTGACGAACGATTCTTAGAATTAACGTTGTTTTCGGACGGTATGGCGGTTTTCTTTCGTGATGATATTCTAGGCGAGTTATGCTTACAATGTATGATAGGCGGGGAACTTGACGTTTACAGGATTCCTATTGACCGAACCGCATACGCCACTAACGGCTATCAAATGCGACTTAACAATCAAAACAGTGTTATTATTTTCAACAACTACACGCACACTAACAGTATGCTTGACGTTGAAATGTACGCCCGTCGTTTGTATGAGATTGAACGCACAATAGACGTTAACGTAAAGGCACAGAAAACCCCGTTAATTGTAAGGGCAACCGAAAACCAACGGTTAACAATGAAAAATTTGTATATGCAATATGCCGGGAACGAACCTTTTATTTTTGGTGACAACAACTTAGATATGGACGCTATAAAAGTTCTTCCTACTAACGCCCCGTATGTTGCCGATAAGTTAAACATACTTAAACGGCAGATATGGAACGAGGCGTTAACGTACTTAGGTATAGAGAACAGCAATACCGAAAAGAAAGAACGCCTTGTAAGTGATGAGGTTAACAGCAATTTAGGCGGCGTAGCGGCACAACGTTTTTGTAGACTTAACGCAAGACGAAAAGCCGCCGACCAGATAAACAAAATGTTTGGCCTTAATATTGAGGTTGACTTTAGGGAAGAAGTTAAAGAAATGTTCAGGGACGACGGAAACGAGGAAGAAAAGGGGGTATCAGAGTATGAGTAAATACACAACCGAAGTACGTTTTATTTGTGAAACGGCGGCGGGGCTTGATATGTCCGAGGGTTATTTATCTGTTAACCAGATTGTGAAAGCGGCGTTACCGTCCGTGTTTGATTTTGACTTTCCTATCTTTGACGAAACATACCGACCACTACTTGAAACAAAGATTTTGAAACATTTTTACACCCGTGAAATTGGGTTAGAAACGGTGGGTTTGTGGAAGTTAAAACTTGATACTAAACTTAATGAAATTATGCCGTTTTACAATCAGCTTTACAAAAGTGAATTAATCGAATTTAATCCCATGTACGACGTTGATTTAACCCGCGACCATAAACTTAATAAAACAGAAACGACAACACAGAAAGGAACGGAAGATATAACAGCGTCAAAAAATGGAAACATTTCTGACAATACGAATGTTGATGAAACAACTACACAAGACACCCGCAATGAAAGTACCACAAACAACACAAGCGAAACTAACATTAACAACACTACGGGGAGTACAAGCGAAGAAACGGCAAGTGCAACTAAAACACACTATGACAAGTATTCAGATACCCCGCAAGGCTCATTAACAAATGTTCAAAACGATACTTACCTCACAAATGCTAGAATGGTAAGCGATAATGACGGTCAATCAGGTAAGACAACCGTAAACGGAACAGATGAAAGTAAAGGAACGACTACAAGCGAAACAACAGGAAATGAAACAGGTTTTAACACAACGGAAGTTTCAAGCAATACCCGTAAGGACATTGAAACAACCGATAGTGAAAACCGAAACGCAACCCAAACCGCTAATAAAGACCTTAATAGTATTGACGATTACTTAGAACACGTGAAAGGTAAAAACGGCGGTGTTTCCTATTCAACAATGTTAATGGAATATAGAAATACATTCCTTAACATAGATATGCAAGTTATAAATGAACTTAATGACCTTTTCTTAAATTTATGGTAAGGAGGAACAAAGAATGAATAATTTTACAGAGGTTAAACCGTTATGTTATTGGGTTCAACACGTTTTACCGCTTGTATATGATGATAGCTTATCATATATGGAGTTGCTGGCAAGAGTAACAAAGCGGCTTAATGAGTTAATCGAAAACAACAACAAGTTGCCTGATTACATTATGGAGTTAATCAAAGAGTACATTTCTAGCGGGGAAATTGAAAAAGTATTAGCAGAAGTTTTGGCTAACTATATGCTTAATGTCAAGTTCCCGCCCGCCGGCTTAACGCCCGCAACGGGTGACGGTTCAGCAGACGATACGGAAGCTATTCAAGGTTGTATTGATTACGCCTTTAATAACGGGGGTATGTCTGTTTACTTCCCGTCAGGTTCTTACTTGACGCAACCGTTAACACTTAGAAACAAAGCAACTCTTTTCGGTCAGGACAGATATACAACACGCCTTGTTATGAAAGGTGGAGCAACAACGGCTATGTTCACAGGTGACGTTGACGAACTCACGTTATCAGGTTTGGGTTTTGATGGGAATATGGATATTCAAGTTAACAACGTAAACTTGTTTACTATTTCCGTTAATTCCGCTATCATTTCTAACTGTCTTTTGACGGACGGTTACGACCTGTTAAACATAACCGTTAATAATGATTTACAGTTAAGCAATATTTTGTTCCGTCACGCAGTAGAAAACGCCCTTGTGCTTAACGGTAACGGTATTGTTCAGGGTGATAACCTTATCTTTAAAAGCGTATCAACGCTTGTGGGTAAAAACTTTGTTGTTATGGGCGTATCTAAGTCTATCTTAGAACAGGTCAAGTGTTACGGCGCAAGCCCTAACGCCGTGTTAATTAACGGTAATAACAACGTTGTTAAAATGTGGAATGAGCAGAGTTTAACCCCATTTATTGATAACGGCATTAATAATAGTATCACGGTTTACACTCATTCAGAAGTTGAAAAACTTACGGGAAGTAAAACAGCAATTATAGGCGGCAACGCAAGGGAAACTATCACAGGTAATAAGGAAGTTTCAGCGCATGACATTACAGAAACTGCAATGGGCACACGAACAGAAATCACAACCGGAAACCGCAACGAAACAACAGGAGGTAATGCGGTCGAATCAATTACAGGCGATAAGACCGTAACCGCAAAAAATTCTAATGAAACATTAACAGAAAATAAGACAGTTAATGCAGTTAAATTAACGGAATCTTTAACAGGTGATAAGACCGTAACCGCCGCTAATAGCGTTGAAACTATTCAGGGTGATAAGACCGTAACCGCCGGGGATATTAACGAAACGGCAGAGAATAAAACAGTTGGAATAAGCAAAATATTCCATTTAAGTGCAGAAGAAGTTGATTTCATAGTAACAAATACTTTAACAATTTCAAGTAAAGATTTTGTTATTGACAGCACTAACCCGGCAACCTATAAGCAACCTTTGTCACTTAACAGACGTTATAATTATGTTCCGTTTAAAGATAATAACGGAGATGAATATAAAGTTTTGGTTAATAATGGATTCATTTCTGATTATGTTAACGTTAAGGACTACGGTGCTAAAGGCGACGGGGTAACAGATGATACACTAGCCATTCAATCCGCTATAAATTCATTACCTAATCAGGGAGGTGTTATTCTTTTTCCAATAGGTGAATATATAATCACTGATACTATCACTATTGGAAATGGTACTAAAGATAGTGTTAGTACAAAAAACTGTATAGCTTTAATTGGTGCTAATAACGCCGCCACTAATCTATCAGTATGGGCGGGTAATAACGGTACGTGTATTAGATACAAGGGTACAACCGCTAAACCTATGTTAAGAATACTAGGTCCAATATTAGACCCCGTAATAGAAAATATTACGTTATGGGGTGAAGATACGGCATCTCACGGTATTTATATGACTTGTGGAGGGCAAGCCAAAATAAACAAAGTAACAATTAGTAGTGTTACACAGATAGGTTTGTTCATTGATGTATGGAATGGTTTGACTGTTGATGGTACAGCAAATAATATTCAATGTGAGTTTACAAACTTATTTATTAACGTAGCGTTTAACCCTAACGCAGTTTGTATTAAAACACAAGCATACGGAAATAAACCTAACGTTGATACTAATATGTGCACATTTAGAAATATGTTTTTATTGTATAGTGGAACAGGTGGAGCGGCGTTATATTTAGGTTTTATAGACGCATCACTTTTTCAGTCAATTCATTGTTACAAAAACGGAGATACAAACGGTTCACATTCGATAGTATTTGACGGCACAGAATTAGCGGGTTATCCTCACGAATTAGCTTTTTACAATATTTCACCATCAACCGACGGTTATGACGTTAAAGGCACTATCGGTAATATTCAATTTTATGAACTAATGGTTGGTGATGGTGCCCCTGTTCCTAACCACCCGTCAATATCAGGGTTCACAAGTTCCCGGCAGATTTTCGGTCAGTATTATTTTAGTAATACCATTTTACTACAAGACGTTACACCCGCCTTAATGTTTGTAGCCAACAATGAAGCTAAACAAATGCGTTTATTAAAAAATGCTACGGGTTCGGCTGATTATGGTTCTGTTTGGGAAGATACAACAGCAGGGCAAATTACTACGCTAGGATTAAACAATCATCAATTAAGGTTAGATGGTGCGTTAATTTTTGACAGTAATAACCCTAGCGGTTTAACATTTAATGTGTTAGCTTTACAAAACACATGGACGGGAACACTTTATTATGCTAAAGATGCACAAAATAGGCTATATATTAAAGGTAACTTAATTCCGGGGACTAAAAGTTGGGGCACTATTATAGCACAATTACCCTTAGGTTTTAGACCTACCGTTTCATGTTGTCTTACCGGGTTCAATGTTAATGGCGAAGTTATCAACGGTATTGTTATTGGAACTGATGGCAATATAAAGATTTTTAAACCCGCTGATACTAACGCTTTTACTACGGCGTTAGAATTTAACCAGATTTTCACACTATCATAAGGAGGTAATAACAATGGAAGATATTTATAATAACTACCGCATGATTGAGGAAGTTAAGGAAAGAGCGGTTAACCGTGGTTCAGGTATAACAGAGTTTGAAAGCTACGATAGAGTAGCAAAAATTGAACGGCGTTCAGGTGTGGAAGAATACGCCGCCGGGTTTAGTGATTATCATGGTTAAGTTTTAAAATAGTGCTTGACGTTAACCGCCTTTTATGATATACTTAATATATCAAAAGAAAGGCGGTTAACATTATGACAGATATTAGAATGAAAGAATTATGTGGTTCAAGAAGTGCTAAGAAAGTAGGTTTTGAGGATATAGAAACGGGATGCTTATGGATAAGTGATTTTAGAACTATTTACAATTTGTTTCATAATCAAATTGTAGTTAGCGTTTCAAGAATGAACGGCGTTCAAATGGACATTCTTTTTAAAGGTCATGTGAACGCTAACCTTAAATAACATTCCGCACCCGCCAACGACAGCCACGCAAAGGACAGGACAGACACGGACGTTAAAGTTAACGCACCGAAACGCCTGTTCTATTGCTGGCAGTTGGGGAACTTAATAGGTGCGGAATTTCCGTCCTGTCTCT